CTGGGCGACCATGGACACTTCATAGATTGCAATAAAGCAATATATTTAGTATACAAGGTATCGTCAAGTATCACAACATCATCACCAACAACAAAGAATTCATTGTTGTATTCTCGTCCCAAAAGGAATGAGAGTAACAAACCATGAGTCAATGTAAACATACCAAAACTTGGGTATAAACCCAAAGGTTGGCCACGTTTCCAAATGATATCACCTTTCTCAGATTTCCATCTAAGTTGGGAGATTTCTTTTAGTAGTTTGATGTCGGGCAATTCACCAAATATGCCTATCAATGTTTCGAGCTGAATCCCTAAAGGGAAATAGTCCGTAGCACCGGTAAGGTCTATAGAATGAACTGTCTTTCCTGCTGACAAGGATCTCTGGATCCAAGGTATTGCTTTCGATTGATCGAAAGTACAATCCCACTCAAGCTTCTCAACAACGCGATAAATCGCGTCACCAAGAGGTTTAAGTGCCAACTGATGAATCCTGTACGGGCTAGCGATTGCTCGCAGCTTTAGTCCAGGTTCCTGAAGGAAGTGAACTTCACCTCCATACAGATGTTTATCAGGATTGTCTCGCAATCTGACGAGAGGACCTTTTATTCCGGCAACAACTGGAGCGTAAAGCTCAAGATGTTCCCATGCAAAAAGGTAGTTCTCCGCTCCTTCGGCATAACGCATTTCTGCGAGAATGTCATCGGATTGGCGAACACGTTTATTACTATGAAACAAAGGGGACCACTTCTCAGTGGAACCTCGGTATTCAAGTAATGAATTTCCTCCTCGTTGTACTTGTGTATGCGGAATTATCCGCATAACATGATGCTGGTATTGAGAGATAAACTCAACGGATAAACCGTCGGGTTCCTCACAATTTACTCCATCCATGAACTTCTGGAACTGCACTTCCGTGACAGTTTCATTAGTAAATAATGAAGATATATTGAGTGCTTGTAGAGCTGAGTTAAATCTCTTACGAGATTTCCCTGCAGATAAGGCACTCATACACCAACGCATCACTGAGCCAAAGACCCCAAAAGGTAGTCCTTCTGAATTCTTTCGAATCCATGGGATTTCCGATTGGAG